CGAACACTTTCTGAGATCGATTACAGGAGAAACCGTGTCCGTCATAGTCTTCATACCGAAACGAATGTTCAGTGACTTACTACCACCAAGATCTGCAGTCTCGTTAGATTTCGAGAAAATTGCAGCCTCGGTTAGAATGTCATTTGTTTCACCAAACGTCAGACGATCGTATGTACTTCCTGCACTAACAGCGCCAGTTGCAGTTTTAGCATAACTCCAGACACCCGTAGTTGGCGTAAAGTCCATATAACCGATATTAGTCTGGATAGAGTTAATCAGTTTATCTTCGACTTCAGTAACTGTAGTCTTGATTATTCCATTCGTGATTGTATCTGCTGCAGTAAATACACCTGCCTGAACAACAACCTTCAGAACATTATACAGAGGATCATATTGCTTCACATAACCAAAATTGGTCGATTCAGATCCTAGAACGTAAACCTTTTCACCAGCAGCGAACTTGGTTAGTGAAACCGCATTATTAGAAACAAGAAGCATCTCTTCTGAGAGCGCAAGATAGTCATAGTTAGAATTCTGGAACTTGGCAGTCGAGATAACTGAGGTATCAAAGATTGCACGATACAGAGTAAACTTCATATCTTCTGCTTGCTTTTCGCTCCAAGTGCGATTGTTTGCTGAAGTGAACAACATACCAACATTTGGTTGCTCTGAAATTCTCTTAGAAGCACCTTCAGTAATGCCAACTTCATTTTCACCGAGTTCTGAAACCCATGCAGTATATCCAGGATCGTTACCAGCAGGAAGAAGAACAAAACAGTATTCCGTATTGTTCTGCAGATAAACAGGCGATGGGAATGTGAAGTTCGTTTCAGCGAAAGATGTTACTGCACCTGCAGCATTTTCAGTCGAGATCGCAACCTCAGACGCAGTTAAAGTAACTTCGCCGAACGGCACAATTTTCTCTGAAGGAAATCCGTTAATCATCTCGCGAAGTTGCAGAGTGATTGGCGCAGTTCCCCTAGTTCTGAAGTATACATCTACGCCAGTCACGAACGTTCCGAATGGCATCCCATCAACAAAGAAACTCTGCGCGAGTGGATCTAACCGTCCAAAGTTTAAGTTAAACGAACCCCTAAAGACATCTAAATCAATGGGTGCGATTTCTATTGGTGCATCTACTGGTCCTGGAGGAGGAGGAGGAGGAGGCGGAGGAGGAGGTGTGGGAACAAGTACTACAACTGGAATTTCTCTCTCAATAACAACAACTGGGTTATTGGTAACATTTGTTTCCGTGACTTCAGTAATGTTATTAACCACCGTGTTAATAACATTGGTAAGATTAACAACAGATGTGTTATTTGTAGTATTAGAAACGTTTGTAGTATTATTAACTGTAGTAAACGTATTGTTTACTGTGGTATTCTGAACAACCCCAACTGCTCTTTCGCCAATACGATTTGCAGTAGTATTGTTTTCAGTTACAGAACGAGAATCACTTACAGTATTAAACGCGACATTTGCTTCCCTTGTAGAAACAACAGTTCCTTGAACAACTTGCGAGAGACCATTGGCAGAGAAAGAATTTGTTGCAGAAGTTGTGACGAATGGAGATCTGTTAAACGGATCATCACAAACTCTGAAATTCTTAGTTCCTGTTCTAAACGTACCAGCGGGAATTCTAAACTGAATTGCAAGTTCGCCGTTGGCATCAGTAACTAGTGAATCGCCATAATCGCCTGTACCGCCAGAAATAGCATACTGAGAATATTCTGCAGGATCAGTTGGAGATGCAGTTAGAGCAGCACTTGAGAGTGGGCGACAATGCGCTGTAACATCAATACCGTCGAAGAATGGATAAATTCTAGTTGCAGGTTTCATTCTCGAGCACTTAACAGTAACTGTAACGCTTCTCATATATGGAATGATAGAAGCATTTGTAACACGATCACCAAGTTCTCTTGTGATGGTTTCGGGCGTGACAGTCATAGTCACACCTTGACGAGTTTGGCGCTGTGTAGTGGTAGTAGTTGAAATCTGTATTTGCTCTTGGAATAACGTATCACCAGATACGCGAGTCTGTCCACCAGTATTGGTTGTGGCAGTGGAAGATGAACGACCAGTTACGATGTCCTGCCAATCATTCCACTGAGTTCCCCAAGAATTTGCCATAGCAGCAAAGTTGTCGTAGTTACCGTCAAAGTTTACAGCAAGATCAGGACTTTGTGCAGTATCAGTCCAGTTATCAACTGGAGGATCAAGAGTCATATCACCAACATAGGAGAATAAAAGATCTCCCACACAGTTTCTTGTCTTAGAAGCAAATTTATTCTCAGTAAGAACAGTATAGTTATATGGAAGTGTTAGTAGGTCACCCGTTTTCTGCACACCAATAGAATTTGTCGAATCAAAGATTAAATCAACATTCTCAATATTAAAGAATGGACGAAGTTCTTGATTGATTGCATCAATCGAGCAACTGTAATTAAGATCCTTTGGATTCCCTACATTGTGTCCAGTAAACGCATCCACTAGAATACCATGCTTAAATCTATCCAGTGTTGGGTCTGCTGCGCTAGGAATGAACAAAGATTCAGTTGACTTTTCGAGAAGAGTCAAAGAAGTGTAATATTCCAAACGAGTAATACGTTGCGCAATTGCACCGATATCGCGCATTGTGTAACGACGATTATCAAGAGTGCGGAAAGTCACACCATATTCATTACGTCCAGTTGACTTTGCAACATTGGGAGCGAGTGATGGGAATGGCGGAATTGTAACAATAGCAATGCACATTGCATTTTCTGGAGTAAGTGGTTCAACTGGGGTCAATGATGGAGTTCCGTTTACGGCACTAAACACACCATTATCATCCAATACGATCTTATCTATACGACCAACATAATACTCATAATTTATATTGATTTCTTGTTCTGGTCTAGGGATAGTAAGACCGAACGAGGCATCATCAATCGTAGTAGAAGTTGCTGGGTTTACTGGAACTGTATCAATATTAGCAAAAGTAACAGGTACGATCGAATCAGTAATTCTTACTCTGAAGTCCAGCGTATCACGAAGATCATACGATTCACCAGTTGTGGGTGAGTTATAGATCGGAATCTCGTATGTTTTTATAAACGGACCATCAACCTCATTCTCGTCTATCTGATATGAGTCGACTGCGAAGTAACCAGCATTTGATGATGCTTCAGTGTGTGTAAAGTAACTGATCTTAGCAACTAGATTAAATCCAGCGAGAGAAGCAGCACCATTGACTGCATTAAGTTTACCAAGTTCGTATGTGTTATCACGTTGACCATTATCCAGAATATATTGTGACTTAATATCTGTGCCAGTTGTTACGATATCTGAGTACGATGCTGCTGATACTGGTGCTCTATAAACAGCATCAACAGAGAAGATGTCTGCAACACCAAGATTTAATGAGGTTCCGCCACCTACCTTAAAGAAGTATTGAGCATTGTTGCCTGTGCCTGTTAGATTGACTGCACTACCACCTGACGTTGCTGATACTCTAAAGGCATTGGCAGTTAGTCCAGCAGAAATAACATAATACGTAGTACCGCTCGTTAATCCCGTAATACTTGTTCCACCACCATTGTAATATACTACAGCATCACCAGAAGAATATCCGTGGGCAGTATATGTGAATGTTTCAGTAGAAACATCTACTGATGTTGTAAGAATTTTATGAGACAAATCAAAGGCAACATATCTCGCTCTGTTCAGAGTTTTAACAAGAGGTGCCGCAAGGTTTACTTCAACCGTAGCATAGATGGTAACAGTATCGGTAAATACAGAAGAAGAACTATCTTCCAAAGCAGTAAAACTGATAATTTGAGCAGAAGCATCTAGTGCATCAACTGTGCCTGTTGTCAGATCTATAATTTCACCATCAGTGTCTTTTACCATCAACAGATTGTTGTTGATATACGACTCAATCGCATCATTTTCATTTTGTATAAAGAACTCATTACCCGAAAGAGTAATGCTACCAGCGCCTCCAGAAATAGAAATACCCTCATATACCTTGGTATAATATAGAGATGTTTCGTAGTTACCAAACTCTGCATCGACACCAGGAGCAGCAGGTTTGATTGTCTTAGTAGCACGCGATGGCATTCTGTAGAGAAGTTTATTATATTGTGATGACTTTAATACAGATTCAAAAACGTCAGCATAACCATCATTGCCACCATCTTTTGCATAATACAACCCAGCAACATCAGAGAAATTTCCTGCAGTCATTTGAACATCATAGACATAGATATTATATTTCGCAGCAACAGAACCAACCGCTCCGTCTACGTATTCAATGTGACGAACACGAGCACTACCATCTACGCTGTTATCGAAGAAGTACTGAGAATCGTTACCTGTTCCTGTAAGATTAATAACTGTTTCAGTTGTATATGTTAGACCAGTTAGAGTACCTGCCGTAGTTACGATCGCGACATCAGCTTCGGTTGTTAAAGTAAACCCAGTAACGTTCGGTGAGGTACCAGTTACGGCAGAGACTTTATAAACAGTACCTGTTGCGTAACTAGTAATAGTACCAGTTCCACCAAGTGTACCAGTAATAGTAATACGATCAGCAACAGCTAGTGTTGAGTTGCCGCAAGTAAACTGACCAGCAGTACCAGAAGTAGCAACAGTCGCTGCAAGAGTGCCAGATGTTGTTGCTGCCTTAACTTTAAAGGCATTAGCAGTTAAACCAGCAGTAGCAACGTAATATGTAGTGCCACTTGTTAATCCTGCAGCACTTGTGCCGCCGCTGTTGGAGTATACTACAACATCACCAGAAGAATACCCATGAGAAGTGTAAGTAAATGTATCAGTAGAAGTATTTACTCCCGACACAGGAATTTTGGTACCATTACGAAGAGAAATCTTAGAACCATCTAGTGGCAAATAACCCTTATAATCGGTCACAACAACATAGTTACCATAAGCAGAACTGATGGGAACACTATAATTTTTTACAGTGTCGATACCCTTTTCAGTGAAGGCATATTCTGTCTGGCGAGTTTCATACTCATAACCGCGAACATATGCTTTACCCGCTTCAAGCCCAACTGCCAGAAGAAACTCGTCACCACCAAGTTCCGTAGTATAAAGACCATTGTTTGTAGTATCATCAAGGTGTTCACGAACCAGAACAGGGAATGACTTTACTGTATAGTTACCCGATTCGTCATATGTTCTGCGTGCTAGATTTTCGCCAAGTTTAGCATAGATGTCAGAAGTATGTGTTCTATTAAGTCCACCAGCAACAACTGTTGCAACTTCATAATATCCATCTGGAATTGCATCGGGAGTTTCAACGAAAATCAGATCTGTTGAAACATAGTATCTGTCTGCACCAGGAGCAGCAAAGTTATATGTACCTTGTGCTGGATCGAGCAGAGTTTCATCATCACCAGAGTCTGTAATTTGCTCATCTGCACCAACGCATATACTACCTGTTGGATTGTATGTATACTTTGAAAGATAAATTGTCTGTGAAGTATGAAGAATAAACTTGCCATCGATATAAAGAATACCGTCGCCAAGGGTCATACGAGTAGCACGACCCCAATAGTTATTTGTCAATACGTCCGTGTCAACTTCAAGTGCTTGAACAGTAAATTCATCATCTTCTAGAAGATCTGTATCATCTGGGTCAGGAGTTGCATCAACAGTCAGAGTCTCTGCACCAATGAAGTGAACAGTATTTGTGCTACCATCACCGCTGGTATATCTTAGATAAAGAGTTCCTGGATCGGAAGTTGTTGCTGCAACTGCGTCTACGATTACTGCTTTAAGACCGTTACTACCCGTAACTGTTCTGCCGATATATGATGGAAGAGACGCATTCCCAGCAGCGTTTGCATCAATCTTTACATATGATAATTCATTGTCAATTTGAACGTCGCAACCCGAAACGATCGCGCCATTCTTGAAAATGTGGTCACCAAACTTGTTGACCTGATTCTGAAGGATAGACTGCAGTTGTGTAAGTTCGCGTGCCTGAACCGCATATCCAGGTTTGAAGAGAATTCTATGAAACTTTTTAGATTCATTAAAGTCGTCATAATACGGAGATGTATTTAAGTCGAGTGCCATATTTTCCTACTTCTTTTAAAAATTGATCAACGCTCTGATTTTTTCAACTTGATCAGATGTTCTAATGATTTTAACTCTGTTGTCTAGATAGATGATTTCACCCGTTCTATTGTCAACTTCTGGATTCAGAACGGCAACCAAAATAGGAGATGCCACTGTGCCAATATTAAAGGTGTCAGCAACAGGAGATCCTAATGATACTTCTTGCGTCATATTAGTCAAAATGCTATTGGCAGAAATTGTTGGTATAATAGGCAACAAGTGGATTCTATCTACTACGCCGTTATTATTACTGTCTTCTTTCTGAACAACAATAAATCTACCCCCATCATCACTCTCGATAACGTCATCATAATCTACTAAGTCAGGATTATTTATTGCGATAACATAACAACAATTACCAGTATTTGAAGTAAAATTATCAGTAGAACCAAAAATTCTAGGATTCTTAATAATACCCAATTGGCGGAAATCGTTATTCAAGAAAGTATCAGAGGTTTCATTTGTGAGAGAAACCGTCAATGATAGACTCGTAGCAAACAATTCTTTTTGTGGGTTGGAACCATGTCCGCCATATGGCGAAAGAATTGCTCGGAAAGTTGCGCTATTACCTGGAGATCCTTCTGCTGCATTGACAACAGAGATTTCTGCAAAACTGTAACCAGATCCTGGATTTGTTATGATGACATCAGTAACCACACCATCAGTTAATGTGAGGGTTGCTTCTGCATCTTGCCCATCGCCAACAATAGAAATAGAGGCATCGCCGAAAATATAACTGTTACCGCCAGAAAGAATTTCGATTCTATCGATGGTTCCTGGAGTTGCTGCAGATTCTACGTTTTCTTGTGGAGTTCCACCTTCAGTAAACCCAAGAACAGCAGATGCTGTTGCAGTTTCATTGATTACTTTTGTATAGGTTAAACCAGTCAGAGTACCAGCAGTAGTTACGATTGCAGCACCCGCAGAAGTTTGAAGGGTAAATCCTGTGACGTTTGGTGAGGTACCAGTTATAGCAGAAACCTTATATGTTGTTCCTGATGTATATCCAGTAATAGTTCCTGTGCCACCACGTGTACCAGTAATTAAAATGTGACTGCCAACTGTTAACGTGGATGCGCCACAAGTAAACTGACCAGCAGTCCCGCTTGTTGCAACAGTAGCAGTTATAGTGCCAGGAACAGGAATGAAATTGATATTCGCGAATGAGAATCCAGATCCAGGTTGGGTTACTGTAACTGAAGTTACCTCGTCCGCAGTTCCGCCTGTTCCTAAAACAGCAGTCGCTCTAGCACCAGCATATCCAGATCCACCATCTGTTACTGTGATTCCAGTAATTACACCACCCGCGATAACTGCTTCGGCAGTAGCACCAGAACCCGCACCACCCAAAAGGGATACCGTAGTTCCTTCGAATGTAAGTGTGTGTGAACTACCAGTACCAAGAGAAGTTAGATCGATCGCAGAAGTATCAGGCGTATATGTCAACCCGATCAGTTTTCCTGCTGTTGTTACAATTGCCGCATCAGCTTCGGTTGTTAACGTGAATCCAGTAACATTTGGTGAGGTGCCAGTTACGGCAGAGACTTTATAAACATTATTAGTTGCATAACCAGTAATAGTGCCTGTGGTCGTATATGTTAGACCCGTCAACGTACCAGCAGTAGTTACAATTGCCGCATCAGCTTCGGTTGTTAACGTGAATCCAGTAACGATTGGTGTGGTGCCAGTTACAGCAGAGACTTTATATGTTGTTCCTGTTGTATATCCAATGATGTTGCCTGTACCCGCAAGAGTACCAGTAATTCTTACACGATCACCAACTGCTAGGGTTGATGCCCCACAAGTAAACTGACCAGCAGTACCAGACACAGCAACAGTTGCTGCCAGAGTTTCAACCACTGGTGTGCCAGTAATTGTGAGTCGATCACCAACTGCTAGTGTTCTAGCAGCACAAGAAAACACGCCAGCAGTATTAGTAATTGCAACACCAGCAATATTTTCATATGATCTAGTAAGTTTAATTGTATTCGCACCCTGATAAATCACATAATAGGGTCTATTATTCGTTAAACCACCAATAGAAGTTCCACCACCATTTGAATATGTTACGAGATCCAAATTAGTAAACCCGTGAGCAGTTATAGAAAGTGCATTATTTGCAACTGAAACTGCAGCAGAAGAAGATCCATTAAAAGTTTCAGAAACTTGAGATCTATAACCCGATCCACCATTTGTTACGATAATTGAAGAAACAATATCTACAGGAGGAGCACCAGCGGTTGAGCAAATAGAGAACGCAGAAGCATCTTGACCAGTTGTGCTATCGATAATTACAGTAGGAGCAGTTTGACCGTCGCCTTGGATTACAACATACGGTGCAGTTGAATAACCAGATCCACCAGATGTAACGCTAATGTTGTCTATGAAACCATTTACATCAAATTGTGGTTCACCAAGACCTGCCATTTTACGAACAGGAATATGTGTTGGAGTCAAAAACTTGGTAACATCCCCTTCTTCGACGCGAAACATAAATTTCCAAATATACCCGTCTGCCGTTTCAAACGTATTAGTATCTGTTCCTGATGGTTTGATTGTACTTTCAGACTCACCACCATTACTGATACATTTGTATACGTTGAATTCATCGGTGACAACATAAAAGACAGCAGCACCTAATGTTGCTGCTCCTGAAAAGGGTGAAATCGGATCATCGTTAGCATCCGTTTCACCATATGCATCATCATATTGATCGTATACTGTACCTAGTGCCCAATTATGTCTGGGTGCCATTAAGACCGCATCACTTGCCTGAATTCTCTTGACAAACATCGTATTTCTATGAGACGTGTTTGAGTATGAGACAGAGTCAATTGGTTGCTCTGGAAAATCCCCAGAGACAGGGTCCTCCCAGACTTGGGTTCGGGAGACAAAGAAATAGTAGTAGTCGTTCTCGTTATAGATGTCACGATAAACGCTTCTTGCTATTTCTTGTCTTCCCTGCGATCTTAGAAGAAGT